TAGAAGGTTGAAAATTACTGATAGGTTTTATCTTTGGATACTGTCCATCTATAAACGTGTATTCTGTTTCAGTGTCCTCTATAAATTTGTTTTGGTCCTGCGTTTTAGTCATATATTCCCCTATATCACCGTTATCCATTTCAATTTCAAATTTATACATTAGGCCATACTGGCCGTCCCAGGAGCCATTACTAGTAACTCTTATTACTTTTGATTTCTTATTCATAATTTGTTTATTTAATAGTTAAAAATTTGGTTAAGTCTATACCTAGTATATTGCATAATCTGTCCGCTTCAGACAATTTAAGCGTACCAGGGTTGTCAATTTTAGTACCAATAGTAGGTACTGATACATTCATTTTTATTGACAAGTTTTTTTTATTTATCTTTTGCGTTACCATACTATAGTGTATCAGTTCACGCCTCTTATTATTTAATTGTTTTAGTGTCATATCTATAAAATTTGTTTCAGCCACAAAGATAACAATTTTTTTCATAAATAAAAATTTTTTATTTTTATTGCAATTTATTTGGTTTTATCAAAATCTTTTTTAAGCTACAAAATCTTTGTTTTAAGCAACTTTCCTGTGTTTTGGTTATTGTCACTTACGGACCTTTGAGAAAGTTAAACTGGCGCAATTCCCCTCTAGAAGAATTTTTAAATTTCTGCATCAAAAATATATAATTTTTTTTTCTTTACTAGAACACAAAAAGATTAAATTTTTTTTTATTTTTTTTTCTAGTAGTAAATGAAACTTTTTTTATCTTTTTTAAAAAAATGTTTGTTTATTCCAATTTTAATTTGCAATATTTGTTTAAACAAAAAACAATAGTATTATGTATAAAAATATCAAATTAACAGTAGACCAAATGTCAGATATATTAGCTTTATTAGAAGTAAATAAAGATAAATTACCATTACCACAAAATTATTTGGACTCTATAGAAAATTTTAAAGAACAGTGTGACAATAATAAATTTAATAAACAATAACAATAAATAATAATAAATTAAAAAAAACAGATATGAAAAAAACTAAAAAATTCACTTGGAAAACTAAAAAAACTGGACAATCAGTATATAGTATTATTACTAATAAAGTAGTAGAAGGTCTTGAAAAAAATGGTCTTAACTGGTTTAAGCCTTGGTCTACTAATGGTAATATACAAACGCCTATCAACTACAAATCTAGAGTAGTATATAGTGGTATTAACTACTGGTTACTAAATGCCGCTATGTGGGAGCACGGATATATTAGCCCAGAATTTATTACAGCTAAACAGGCTGTAGAAAAAAACGCTATCATTAATGAAGATGCTCTAGAGCATATAGTAGTATATTATATGGTATCTTATACATATAAGAAAAAATGGTACCCTAATGAAAAAGCCTTAAATAATGCAGGTATAGATAAAAAAGATAAAGGTGTTATCTCTAAGCCTTCACCACGTTTTTACAGGGTTTACAATATAACTGATGTAACTGGTTTAGAGTCACTAGCTGAAGCTGTAAAAAATAAAGCCCTAGAAAACACTATATTTGAGCCTATTACTGGTGCTGAAAATATTTATACTAATATGCCTAAAAAGCCATCTCTAAAGCACGGCGGAGATGAAGCCTACTATAGACCATCTAAACACCATATACAAATGCCTAATAAAAAGCAATTTGCTCTTAAAAATGGTGTATCTGATGATTACTATAAAACGTTATTTCACGAGATGGTACATTCTACTGGTAATGAAGATTTATTAAATAGGTCTACTCTTACTGGTACAGCTAGTTTTGGAAGCGCTAAATACAGCCAGGAAGAACTAGTAGCAGAAATGGGGGCTATGTTTTTATGTGGTGTGCTAGGGTTAGAGCCTAAAAATAATATTACTAATTCACAGGCGTATATAAACGGGTGGATTAAGCACCTCAAGAGTAAAGATAATGAGAAAGACGTATTATTTGCCTCTAGTCAAGCGCGTAAAGCTGTAGAGTATATACTAAAAAAGTAATACTGATGAGGCCTACTAGGCCGAAACAGCCCTGCGGGGCTGTCTATTACTAATAATTAAAAAAAATTGATATGACTATAGATGAACAAATACTAATAGAAGAAGAATTAACGCCAGATGCGCCACTATGTGACGAAGAAACAGTACTAGTAAGACTACTACTAGAAGCTAAAAATATAAAGATAATAGATGGGTACAGTGATACAGCGGATTATTTTACTGAAACAAAACATACAGCGGACGGCTATGAGGTGTATATACTAAAAGAAAAACATTACGTTAAACAATTTGCTTCTGATGAAGTTTTAATAGAGGACCACGTATATTCTGAAGAAAATAACTTTGAAGACGCTTTAATTAGAATAATACTAGAAAATCAACATATTGAAATATCAACTGATGTTTGTGTTGAAGAATTATACTTTGATACTGATGAAGTTATAGAGCAACTAGAGGAAGAAGGTATTATTACACTTGATGACGTAGAAGGTAGCCCGACTGATGGTCAATATATTTTGTCCGTAGTTTATGACAGAAGAATGGATAATATGTAAATACCTAAGAAAGTCAAGAAAAGCCCTTAAAACGCTTAAAAATGACCTTAAAACGGATATTGCGCGTAGGGGGTGTAGTTAAAAACTTAACACTAAATTGAATTTTATGAATATGGAACAAAGTATACAGGCCTTCTTAGATAGGGCTCTAATGGAAATTAATAATAATATGGGTGTCACTGAGGCCGTATCTAATTGCTGTTGTAGTAAAGTACTACCAGAAACGGATATATGCTCTAAATGTAGTGAACACTGTGAAATAATAAATATATAAATTATGAATATAGATAAAAATAGGTTGAAAAGAATTACATTAACTCAAGAAGAAATACAATATATCTTAAATAATATATGTCCAATTTTAGATGATGAAAATGGTTATATGGAAGATTTATTATCTGTATGCAAATCTTTAAAAAAGAAATTAACTAAATAAATAAAATTATGGATAATAATACTGAATATGAAATTTGTCAATACTGCGGAGATGAAGCTATACTGAATAAAGGCTTCTGCTCTACTAATTGTTGGAACGGCTACAAGGCTGAAACTTTTGAAGATTAATACTAACTAATAATACTAAAAATGAAAAAAGATACTACTGAACGCTTTATGACTATTGAAGCAATAGATATACACACCTTCGCCTGTAATGGTGATGAAACGCTACTAGGGATAACTACTACTGATATAAATGATTACGCTACTCATAATGTTACACTAAAATTCAGTACGCGTGACCTATTACAATCGTTAGATAAAGAATATATGAAAGAACAATTAACTAAATACATTAAAGGGCTATGAGAGTAAAAGTAAGACAATTAAGAAGTCAAAGCACCGGCAACTCTGTTGCAAATCAGTTTGAGATATGGACTCCTAGAGGTTATTTTTTTCAAAGCTATAATAGTATTATACTGTTTAAATGTAATAAAACAGGTAAAACATATCTAGATAAAAATGACTGGGACTACTCAAGTACAACAGGTAAGTATAGAAACCAAGTACTAGGAGAAAATATATCACAAACAAGAGCAAAAATTAATCAAGGAATATATAAACTAAAAAATTTAAACTAAACACTACTATTATGAAAAAAGAAACTCACTACACCAGAACACTAGCATATTTAAAAAATTATGGAAGCATTACTAGCCTAGAGGCTATAAGGGACCTAGGTAATACTAGATTATCTGCTACTATATTCAATCTACGCCAGGACGGCTATGATATAAGCGCTACTAATGTTAGTGTTCCTACTAGGTGGGGCACTAAGACTACTGTAGCTAAATATGAAATTCGTACAATAGTATAATACTATTGTTTTGATAATGTTGTTAATGGTAGGATTATAGGGGTCCTACCATTATCTAACACTACACCACAGCTTATTTTGTAGGGTTTAGGAAAGAATTTAGCATAAGCCATAGCATAAGCTAATCTGTCTACTCCACAGCCTGTCTGCATACCCCATACCGTACCCGCGTATATTACTGATGATTCAGTATGAATATGACCCTGTACTGTAGGGTCACCAAATTGTAAAGCCTTATTAACAGCACCATTTCTACCACTAGAGCCAGTACCATGTGTATAGATAACGCCATCTATTTTATGCACCTCTTTAAAGTCCCACCCTGGGACCCTTAATACCTCACTATAATCTCGTACCCATTTTTTACTAACTCCTACCTCAAAACTCTTACGCCTCACTATAGCATCGTGATTACCTATACAGACCTTCGCTACTGGAAAATTTTTATACCATTCTTGTATTTTATCTATTGCTCTATCTAATTCCTCACCTGCACCATACCCGTCTGGGTCCGCTGTATGGAAAGAGCTGTAATGATTATCTATTATATCTCCTATAAATACTGTATGTGTACAATTATATTTCTGGTATGTTTCTATGCAATGCTCTAGATAGCCCTCTAGACAGAAAGGCTCGTGCAAATCACCTATTACTAATACATTTCTAGTATTTTTATCTCTATACTCCTGTATCAGTTTGTATTCGTCTTTTTTTAGTCTTAATCTATAACTCAATTATTTTTTAATTTTTTCTACTGAACGCCCCCCGAAATAAGCGCCTATCACCGTTATTAGTGTTAACTGAAGTAAATCTATCCAGTTATTTTTAACTTCAAAATTAATAGTACCCGCCTCTATAAATATTAATAATATTGTAGATAATACTAAAAACGCTAGAGTAAGTGGCCTAATATTTGCAGGTAACCACCCCGCTCTACTATCAGCTTCCCATCTTCTAGTAATTTGCTCATCTGTTTTAGCTTTAGCGTCTAGTATTAACGCCTGTAATTTAATTTTTAATTCTTTGCGCTCTGCGTCAGTAGTGACAATATTATCAACTAAGTTATTAACATCTAGATTAAGGCCGCCGAATAGTTTAGTAAGAAATTTCATTATTTATAGTAGTTATTAGGTTTTCTATATTTAGTCTTATTGTTTTTATCTTTATACGCTACTAGTAAATCCCTTCTGTTACCTGTTGCTTTATAGCTTAGATGTATCCAGGCGGGATTAGTAGGGTCTTTAGTTTCTGTGCCATCTCCAAATTCTAGTATACATTGGTCATAATCTAGGCCTCTATTGATTATAGTATTATATATTACTAAATTATTCATTTTACCCCTTTTATAGTGTTGTATATCTATAGCTTCACATTTAGTATGTTGTGAATTATTACTAGAGCCTATCATATAATTTAATTCTCTTGACCTGTAACCACTAGTAACTCGTATAGGCCCTATTGCATCTCTAATAGGTTGCAGTAATTCCCCTACTAGTAATCTTAATTTTATAATACCTTCTTTATCTGGTGTATTAGTGATTCCTAATCTGGTAGCGGTATTTGATTTTACTAATTCATTAAGAGTAAAATTTTTACTTAGCTTCATTTTTTACGTTTTAAGACGTTTTTAACCCATTGGTATATGTCTTTGCTCAACATAGCAACAAAGCCGCCTAAAAGTCCTAAAATGACCGTCTCTGTCAATGTTTGCATAGGGATTACACCCACCGTCAAAATGTTACCGAATATAAAACAATTTAAGTATTCAAATCTTTCCATTATAATTTGACTATTTGGTATGTTGTTAATACTTTTATTGTAAAATCTCCAGTATAATCTACACTTGAATATATCTGTAATGGTTTATCTTCTATTGAACCTGCATAAGTTCCATCTGCGGGTGTGCCCGACGTTGCACTAAATACATAACTTCTACTAGCGCTTTCACTCTTAAAAAAATCTCTTTGCCTAACTATATAATTTACAGTAGTAGATGAATCATAAGAAACATATAGATAATTTGATTGAGTGGTCCCAGTACTAACATAAGTTACAATAGCTGTTATTGTGATAGGTTGAATAATAAAACCTGCTCCTGGTGCATCTACTAAATTAAGTGGGTTTGAGTTTAAATCTAAATTTACATTTTTGCTATCTGTTTGAATAACAAATTTATTTAAAATTGATTTACTTGTTCCGTCTGCGCTACCAGTAGTGTCAGATGAATCAACTACCATTAATAAGTCTGCCGCAGTAGGGTTATCTGTTAGTGCTGTTTTGTCTGTTAATCTTTGTCCTGCCATTATCTAATTTTTTAATATAATTTTTTAATTTCTTGAAATTATTTTTACTCTGATATGTTATTTTTCTCTTAACAGCCATATATAGTAATATTTGCTCCTTGTAAAAAGTTTTTTAGTCTACTACTTCTAGGTACAGTAGGGTCTAGCTGTATACCAGAGAAATAATTATTCCTAGTAGGACCTAAATCAGCACCGCTATTAGTGTTATATTTAGGAAATAGTGCAGAATTATTAGTCAAATAGTCTATTAGTCGTTGTCTATAAAATTCAGCCGCATTAGTAGCTGTGTCCATTACTGGCCTTAAGTCATCATAAGTAGCACTACTAGATTGCTCTGTTGCACCCATTACTACTACACTATTATTACTGAAACGTAGGCGTAAATATGGTATTAACTCAGTAAAAGAAAATTGTACTAGAGCGGGTTGTATATACGTTTCTACTAGTGTTTTATTGTTTAAATTATCTCCTAGTGTTCCTGCCTGTATATGCGCCTTCAAATCGTTATCAAGTTCAGTACCTAATACTGGTAATATATTCATATCCTGCGCTAGTAGTATATAAGGCATTATTAAATCGTCATCAACAGAGCCGCCTAATGCTGAATCTGTTTTTAGTCTACTAGATGATATGTATAAAGTGTGTTGTATTGCCATAATTTAAATTATTTTCTTCCTGGATATCTCCACCAGTTATTACTCGGTTTAGCGGCCTGTTTTGCGTCCTTAGAGCCCCTAGGCGTAGGCTGATATGTTTTAGGTATAGATTTAACTTTTTTATAGTCTGCTATATCTTCTGGCATCTCTCCATCTATTACAGTAGTATTAGCTTTTAATCTATACAGTACCTCTGTCCAGGCGTGTAAACAGTATACACCACCTTTAAATTTGAATAAATCGTACGCTCTACCTTTGTGTCCTAATTGCTTATTTACTCCATCTCTACTAGCTTTATCTATATCTTCTATTCTGTATACTATTCCTTTACTAGTTCTACTCATCATATTTTCACAAAATGGTCTAGACTTACGTGACATAGGTTTACCAGATGGGGTCTGTGTACGTCTACTCTTTTTTATGTATTTGAATCTAATTTTATAGTATGATTTGTCTAGATAACTAAATCCGCTAGGTTTATCTGTTATATAATCCTGTGCAAATTCAGATTTACTATTTTCTCTAATCAATCTTTTAGCCCAGTTTTCGTAGCTTTCATCTGCGCCTTGTTCTCTTTCTTCTACTATCTCCCATTTATCGTCCTCTATAATTTCACCCTGTAAATCATCATATACTATATTCATATCCTCATCAGACATCTCTATAAAATCCTCTTTAGTAACGCCTTCCTTCTCTTGGTCCTCCTCTGATTGCGTTTCAGTTACCTCTAGGTCTATAAAGTCAGCGGGTTTTAGTGTTTTAAAGTATAAATCTAGGTGTATATCATTTACTTTAAATACTTTCTCTAGGCCCTTTAGTAGTATATGTTGAAATGGTATAATTACAGTATTATTGAATAAACTGTAGGCATCTCTTAATTCGTCCGCGTTAGAGCCTAGGCCGCCCCCTTCTGCACGAATACCAAATAATAGGGGTGATGTTACACGATGACCCGAAAGTACCTTATTTACTACCTCAGTGCTTAAAAATTGGTAGCTTTCAGAAGCGTTATTAGTTTGTATTGGTACAATTTCTGGTGCTGTTTCTTTACCATCATTGAAAGATAACAGTATACGACCACTATTACCACTACCAGAAAATTTATCATTTATCTGTCTTTCTATAGTAGTACGTTCTTCATCAGTAGGTATACCATTAGCAAAATTAATTGCCATACTAGGAAACATTCCATTACTAATATTAGCTAGATGAAATTGTGCTATTTCTAAATCAAGTTGTATGTAGTCAGTAGATGCTACGTAGTCAGGAGCAAAGCCATAAAATAATGCAGGGTTTTTATCTCTAATCATTAGTATTTGACTAGCCTGTGTTCGGTCTTTAGTGTTAAAAGCGGCATACGCTCTAGGTTTATGTTCAGCTTTCTTGTACCTAGACCAGTCACTACTATAATAATATGTATCTATTTCACCGTCTATTAATTTACCGCTACGGATATACTGAGCGCCTATATGAATTATTTTAGATATTCTAGTCCTATCTCTAGACCATATTACATTTAAGTAACAGCCCCCGAATAGCTTTAAATCCATAGCTAAATCCTTCAATACATCTTCTGGTGAATCTTCTAGTAGTGTATTTAGTTTTAAAAAACTTTCTTTAGTAGCCTCTGATTCATCTGCATTAGTAGCGTCTAACCCTTCACCATAAATCATAGCGCCTATAGACTTTACTAGAGCACCATTAATAGCACTACCTAAAAATAACTCTAGTAAATAATTCGGGTACAGGTTATTTTCTCCAAAACTAACCCAGTCTTGATTAGTTTTTTCTACTATATGAGGTATATTATAGTGTGATAACTCTATTAAAGATAGATTTTTTTTCATATTAATTCGTTATATAAACACTATCTGTATTAGTGTCATTAGT